ATGCCGCTGTTTGACAGCCTTATCTATCTGGAAGCTGGCAATCCGCAGGTCAATCAGTACCTTGCCAACCTCAGCCTCAATGATGTGCCCGATGCCGGGCTGGTTTACGAACTGGCGGTCGATTGGCTGCTGGAGCAGCGCAACAGCGAAAACAACTACAAAACCTATCGCAGCGAACTGACCACTTTTTTACACTGGTGCTTTCGCGAGGCAGCCATCAGCCCGAAAGATCTCACTCGCCGCATCATGATCCGCTATCTCGACTACTGTCAGTCCCCCCCTGACGAGTTGATCGCCTACCGCAACGTAGCGCAATTTGTCCTCGACAAGGAGTGGGGAGAGCGGTTGCCCAATCCGCAATGGCGTCCGTTTTTGGGCAAACGGGAGCTGGGCCGCACCTTGCCCTATCGCCTGAGCGAGCAGGCGATGAAGACCAAACTCGCCATCTTGTCGGCCTTCTTCCAGTTTCTGATCCAGGAGGAGTACATGGACAGGAATCCCGCTCTGCTGCTGCAGCGGGTCAAACGGCCGCAACAGCTGGAAGCCGATGATCAGGTGCAGGCCTTCAGCGAGTTGCAGTGGTCATACGTGATGCAGGCCGCCGACACCCTTGCCAACGACCATCCGGAGCAACACGAGCGCAGCCGTTTTCTCACCATTCTGATGTACGCCTGCTATCTGCGGATCTCTGAGGTTGCAGCCCGACCGGGCTTTACCCCTGTGATGGGGCAGTTCAGGCGGGATCGCAAAACCGGCGTCTGGGGCTACTTTATTCCGCAAAGCAAAGGGGGCAAACGGCGTACCGTAGCGGTATCCCAAGCGCTGCTGGCGGCACTCGAACGCTACCGCCGTTTCCTCGGTCTCTCTCCCTTGCCGACACCGGATGAACAGACACCACTGTTCGTTCGCCATAAAGCGGCAGCACATGGTCGCGATCAGGGAGAACTCAACGCCAACCTTGGCATTCGCCAGCTACGGGATTTGATCATGGTGATCATCGGTAAAGGCGCAGAATTGGCAGAGCAGGATGGATTTGCCCAGGATGCAGCCGAAATGCGGGAACTCTCTCCCCATGCGATCCGCCATACCGGGATCACCCATGACATCAATCTGCACGGGCGGCCGCTCTCCCACGTACAGGCCGATGCCGGACATGACAGCATCGACACCACTTCGAAATACCTGCACACCAGCAACAGTGAACGACATGAGAGCGCCCAGCAAAAGCCGCTGGACCGACTGAACCAACAAGTGAGAGATAACGTTCACAAAAGCTAACGAACAACGTGACATCCCCCTGATTTGTATTGACTGCTCTTAGAGCACAGAATGGCTTGTTTGGGGTGTCATAGAAGTTGGCGCGGCAATGTTGTACTTCTCTGGATGGCAATCGGTTCAGGAAATATTTTTGGCTCACATGGATGATTCAGAACAGGCACCTTGCCATCTGCGGCATACATATTTACCCCGTAGCAGAGAAGCAAAAAACGAAATTGCTTGCTGAAACAACGAGAACACCCGATGCCGAAAGCTAAGTAACATACCGGAAGCAATCATATTCGGATTGAACAGCGCCTTATTATCACACTTGCATATCCAGTCATTATTGATGATATTGATATCAATATTAACGAGATACCGAGGAGCGGTTATGCAAGTGGCAGTGGTGGAAAAGACCTTCAGGATCGTTGGCAAAGGGTCGCTCACGGCCCAGTTCACCTTTATCTCTTCAGGCACACTGCATATCTGGTTTCCGGATGTGGGCCTGCAGATGGAGGCCCACTGCAAAGAGTTGCGTATCGAAGATTGCACCATTATCTATACCAATGGTCTCCATCATGAGCACTCTGGTCCTTAACCCTCCATCCCGATGATATGAACGAGCTCAAACGTATATTGCAGCAGTTTAACAGCAACCTCTACTTGACCTGCCAGCCACCCACATTGGCCATCGCCAAACGTGCCTTGAATATGAATTGACCCAACTTCCAAAATGAAATGGCGAATACTCTTCAAGCCGAATAAGCCGTGACGATTTAAGGGGAGGGGAGTCTATCGCGATAGTCGGCATTTTTATGGCTGTTTTACAAGAAGGAGTATCAATATTTCCAGAGAGAGACCTCTCAAGTAGGGGACAGATATTTCTAAGAATCTTCATTGTAATAACGAGGGTTATAACTGTGAAAATCAAACATAATGTTCAATAAGTGAGGGGGATTCCGCACAACGTATTGATTTAATAGTGGACTCTTGTCTCAAAATGGGACATTTGTGGTTTCAGGATATCGACTAAGGGGAGGGGGTATGTCTGATCATTGGGATGACTACTTCAACCAGGAAAAGGCACCGCCTGACTTCCTGGTTGAGCGAGTAGATGTTGTGGGCGAGGGGGCTTTGGCGGATCAGTTGGCCAAGTTGGCCGACCTCTACATTGCCAAACAGCAGGGGAACCGGATGGCAGGTCTTGCTGACTTGGGTGAGGATCTTCTTAAGCTGGCTGAGACTGGCATTCGTGACGGTTCATCGTCATGCGCTGGATTGGTGAAGGAATTGTGCCGCAGAACCGGCTGAATAAAGCCTTGTTATCTCTCACGATGATGCCGATAAATGGGGTTATCGGCATTAGCCTTAGCCTTGTCTGCTATCTTGGCTTGTTGCATCATACGAATCTCATTTTCTACTTAATGAAGGACTATATGGCAAGCAGGGACAAACGGGCTCAGCGCTCGAAACTCAAAGCCAAGCAGGCTAGAAAAGCGAAGCAGGCGTCCATATCTCGACAATCAACTCATTACACATTAAACGATGACCAGATTCGTGTGTTTCAGTTATTGCCGCAACCAGACCCTTCATTTTCCTATGTAAAACCACTGATAGATGAAATGTACGCAGGGCTCTGTGCTGAGGGCCAAGAAGATGATGTGTTGGCCTTTGAGTTCATTGAGATCGTAACTCTCGCCGCTGCTTCTTATATCATCTGGTCAGAGAACAACCTGAGGTCATTCCAGCAAAGTCTGATTGCCACAATATCCGATGAGCTTGCTGATAATCCTCAGTTCATGCACGCATTGATGGGTTCTTTGCCGCCAATCTTCCTTGAAGACCTCAGTGTGATGAGCCAAGTCTTCGAGAACGCCAACGAACAGGGTGAAGTTTCTGAAGACTTTCTGAAGAAACTCAATTCACCGGCTATCAACTAATCCGACTCCAATTTCTCTGAACCCATATCTGGGCCCCAATCCATTTCACCTGGTGACGCGGCATTGGGGTCACACTGTGCCAACAGTTCTTTCAGTGTGTAGCTCGGCTGGCCACGCAGTTTGGCACGAGCACGCTCCACATCATCAAATGCCGCAGTCAGCAGCGCCGGATCACCATCTTCAAGGGCTGCCTTCAGATAGGCAACCATATCGGCCTCAGTGGCCAAGCAGTCAACCGCATCAAAGCGGCTCCATTGTTCGGTTCTCTTCATTTCGTCCTCCTGCATTCGTCATTGCGCATAATGCGACGTTTTGTTAAATGCCCATCCGAAACCCGCCGATAAGCCAATCCACGCAATTTTGCTGGTTTATCAGGTATTTACTTGGATGGAACGAGAGTTGACCAAAAACTTCATTTTTCGATGGTTTGAGTGCGGTTTATCAATTGAAGAAACGGCCAATCTTTGTTTTGTTTCTGTGAGGCAGGTCACATATTGGGATAAAGGCAAAGAGATCCCACCTGTCTATAAACGGCTAATGCGTATGGCTTCAGGGAGAGAACTGCCCACAATTTGGAAAGACTGGGAAGGTTGGCGAATGATGAATGATTGCCTTGTATCACCAACAGGTGTGAGATTCGACAGACGCAGGATAGAGGCGATTGCCATCATCCAGGTGGAGCGATCCGAACGGCAAATGGCTGCTTTCTATTGGAGAAAGAAACTTGGCGTAATGTGAGCTTGGGGGCTACGGCCCCCATTTATTTATCATTCGCCGAAGCGCAATAAGCAATGTACTTCGTTGCTGCGTGACAGAGACGACATTGAATGAACCAAGACCCGCCCGATGCTCCATAAGCCTCCAAAAGATCTTCACCCTCTAACACCTTCGAACACTGATGCGCACCATCCACATCGTCATAACCAGAACACTTAACGGATAGAAAGGGTTTAAGAATCAATTTCTGCTCTACAGATAGACTATCAAAGCCAAACCGAATTGAACGATGAGCCAAGGCAACAACCATCGGGCTAGCATTCTTGAGAAGGTCAAAACTAAACAAATGACATAGTATTTTTAAGGTTGTATCCATAAGAATCCCTCTTGTTATCAATGGCTTTACCACAACCAGAAACTATACTGTCAACTGTGTCAATTATAATCAACAACTATCATTAAGATGGGTTGATAGAAAAAACATATGTCGGCGCGTAGCGCCGCAAAAGCTGGAGGCTGCGCCCCCCGCGCTTTAGTAAGAACGCCCCTGCACTAAACACTCGCCCGAGTAAGCCTTAGCCGAGTGGTTGCCCGTATGGCCCCACCATCGAGTGGTCAAGGGCAGAACGGGAAGGGGCGGGGGTAGACGGTAGGGATAGAGGGAAGGGGTAGTATTCCCCCCGTATTACTACACGGGGGGAGCCGAACCGGAAAACCCGTGGCCCCAAAGACAAAGACGGCGAAAGACCTTGAGAGCGGCTTGTCTGCGACAGGAGGACGATGCAGGCACCACCCGCGCCCTATAGCCTACAGGGTTTCGTCCTCGCTGCGCTCCTTCCTCAACCCTTACGACTGGTCGCTCTGACTGGGGCATTAAAGACTGGTTTGGCAGGGAAGGAGGGTGTTTCAGCGGAAAGGCCCGCCGCTAGTCAGCAGAAGGGGAGGCAGACGCATCGGGGCATAGGTCCTCGGGACGCAAGCGCCCTGCGGAACTGATGTTCATCATGTTTCGCACAGCTCAACATAGGCAAACCACACCCGCTACACCGCCCCAGCATCTGCATTTAACATAAATAACCGCGTTGCGCAGTTATCGGTATTTATGTCCGGTCATCACTTGGTTTGTTTTTGGTATCACCACCCGCAAAGAGGGCAGCATTGTATTTACGGCGAAGAGCGTCACCGTCTGGATCACAATAAACGTCAACAGGCTTGCCCTCGCACTTCACTGCGGCATGGCAACCGACTCCTCTTCAGATGACGTAGCGCGAGGAATAAGCTGACCAACCCAAGCAGACTGACATGCGTCCCGAAGGCGAACCGTCAATTGCTTATCAAGCGGGTAAGTCATATCCGCGGCTATGGCCGTCAGATATGTTAGCAGCTCATCAGCATCTGACCGGTCAAAAGTAACAGTGACTTTTTTCTGCTTCAATCGTGCGCGATAAGCAGCCTGTTTCTCGGCTGGCGTCATGGCACGTTCACCAGCTGTTGGCCTTCCGCGGGAACGTTTAGGCTTGGCCTGTTCAGAGAGAGGGGCATCTTTAGTAACTGTTACCAATTCAACAGCTGGAATATGTTCAGGCTCTTGGTACATTTTAGTCACAGTCACCGAATGATTGCCTTTGGGTTTCTTTGTCGTTGGCTTTCTTTTAGTCACAGTTACCCCTGATGATGGCTTGGCCAAGACCGTTACTGGATTCGAAGATGAGCGATGAGCAAGAACCTCGGCGACCATCGCCGCGTTCTGGGCGTTGAGCTTTTTCATAGCTTCATGAAGCTGCTTGGACGAATCAGGATAAACGACAGGTTTCTTCGGTGGTCTGGGCGGCAAGGCAACAGCTTCTTTCTCCAATTTATCAGCAGTCATGTCGGCCTCAATCATAAGGGCTTCTATGGCACGCCGAAGCGGGATTGGCCTGCGTGGCCAGACAGGCTCCTCAAGAGGTAAATCAGAAGGCGTTAGACCAAGAGCCTCCAAGGCTTCAATCATATCGAAAATGTTGTCCTTCTTGATAGCCGCGAGAAGGCTGTTATACCGAGCACGAAGTTGAGCAATCTGAGATTTGTAGTCCATGACGAAACCCATTTAAGTCACCGTTACCATAATCATTATAGCAACAGTGACTCGATAGGCAACCATTATGGTAACTGTTACCAAAAGATTTCACGTAATGCGGCATGGCCAAGAAGGGTGACTCAATATCATCACACCAATACTCATGTCCGATCATCGGCTGGTTTGCTCTTAGTATCGCCGCCAGCAAAGAGGGCAGCATTGTATTTACGGCGCAGAGCGTCACCCTCTGGATCACAGTAAACGTCAACCGGCTTCCCCTGATAACTCACGACGGCATGACAACCGCTCACCGCATCCACACTGGCCAGTTCGTCCGGCCAATCATCGCTATAGACGGGCTGAACATCGTCACCCTTACGCAGAGCAAAGCAATACTCGACCCGATATGATCCCCGTTCATCCTTTATCAGCTGGTGACAACTGATGATCAGCTTGTGTCCCGCGAAAGGCCCTACAGAAAGAACCCCGCCAGCAGACGCAGCAGGAGCGCCGCTAGCACGTACCCCAGCACCGGACGTACCACCCACCTCCCCAGCAGCCGGAACAGCGGCAGGAGAGGGCGGAGGGGCCTCATTAGGCTTGTCGATATACTCAGGCTTAATGAAGCCAAAGAAGATACAAAACCCCATAAGCGCCAGAAAAAAAAGTATTTTAGGATCTCGAAACATCGAGCTGCCCGCGATTGTATCCGAGACTTTACCTGTTGTAGTTGAGTCATAGAGCTTGAAAACATATTTCGGCACCTTGTTGAATGGCTTGGCTTGCAACACATCGGACATGGACGACCCGCTATTATCGGCCAGATGTAAAACCGTCTTATAACGGCCCCCAATGCCCAACAAACCCATATTGGTATGGCGGATTGCAGTTTCAGCAGCAGCCCGAATAACAGCGTGAACCTTTTTGATGTTCGGAGTCGTAAATACAAAATCCCAGTTGTGATGTCGGTGCATATCAAATGCCACGTCTATTGTTTCCGGTCGGCCATCTGCTTTAGCCGCGTCTGGCCCATTGGGATAATCCAGACGGTCTAAATCACTCTGACGCCATGAAGGCGGAAAGATGCGTTGCACTTCATCGACCAGAAAGAACACCCCCTTCGGTGCCCAGTGATAGAACCGAGCGAACCTATCGCGCCCGTCTTGCGATTCGGTCTCGATGTAGGTCACTTCAAAACCTTCCGGCACCGCCTTGCCCAGCACCTCCCTGCAACGCTCAGCTGTGAAGCCGCGAACGTTGGTGATGATGTGACGGCCTGCCTTGATGGCGGGCAGTACATCGGTATGGATCGCCCCAGATGATTTGTAAGAGCCTGGCGCCCCGTGATGGATCTTGATGGACATTCACCACCCCATCATATTAAGCATGAAGCGGGTGACGAATGCCTGAGACAGTATCGCCAGACCCTTATCAAAATGCAGGTACAGCAATATCCCCCGAACACTCGGAGGCAATGAATTAAAAGAAGATGAAAGCAACTCGCTGAAATGGACATTCAACAAAACCTCCTTTGCCACATCCCAAGTAAACATCAAGAGAAATAACTTAAACTCAACCCATTGCACCGCCATTTTGACAGCAATCCATGCAGCAAAATCAACGGCCAAGTTATATAAGTCGTTATAAAAACCACCAAAGAAATCAGAAAGCCATTCCATGCCATCACCTCTTAAAGATAATCATCAACGCCACGAAGTAAAAAATAAACATCATCAACGCCGCCAAGGTTTTCCAGTAATCACCAGATGGAGGGCAAACGGTGTACTCTTTACCCTGATGTGTAAATAGCTCCAAACACTCCATTGGATCAGCAGAGCCCGTAAGATTAAATGCAAAGACCTGCTTAACATCTTCAGATATGGACTGATATTTATTAGCCAATGAATCATTTGCCTCTTCCAACTTCTTATTAATGGAGGGCAAATCAAAGAAACAATCAGCGCCCCCTTCACACCTTTGTGACTTATAAGACGCAGAACCAACATAAAGAGGATTAGAAGAAGATCCGGGCATCTTGGAATAGTCAACGCCAGAACCTTCACCGCTACCATCACCGCCGCCATTACCGTTACCGTTGCCAGCCTTCTCGGCCATAATCTCAAGAGCGGTGCGCATATCTTGCAAAACATACGTCTGTTGCTCAGATTGGTTTGCAGTAGTTCCGGCACTCTCAACAAGTGACGCAATGTCAGAAGCAGTCCAAGCAGATGAGCCACCATCAGAACCGGAGCCAGAACCACCACCCAAAGAACGCTCAATATTTTTCAGCGAGTCTTTCATATCCTTGGCAAAGTAAGAGGTTGCCTTAGTATTTCCAGAAATGTCGTCAAGTTTATTATTAAGTCCGTTTGTGTTGCCCTGAATACTGGACATCATATTTAAAGAGGCCCCCATCATTGAGGAAATACCAGCAACGTCAGACGCAACAGAAGAAGGAACGCCACCAGAAGAACCAGAACCAAGATTACCCAACTTCACATCTATAGATTGCAAATAATCCCTTGTGGTACTAAGTGCAGCAGCCACACCGCCAAGATTGCCATTAACATGAGATAATTCGCTAGATGATTGCTTTATATGATAAAGCGCATCTTTCATATCCCGAGAAAATGACTCGGCATTATGAGCGATAGAATTGAGATTGGCTGTATCTGACTTAGTGCTTTCTACAACTTGACGCAGAGCAACACCCAAGTTTTTATTTAGTTTGGCAACAGCACCCGAAACAGATGTTCCAGTGGTATCACCAATCACAGGCTCAAAATTAAGCCAACCATCAATCGGTTTAGTACCAGAACCCCCTTCATCTGGCGTATTACCACCACCATCAGAATCGCCGTTACCACTGCCATTATCTGACAACTTACACGCCACCCCAGTGGTTTCTACTGGCCCCTTGGTGTTATTCAAAGGCAACTCGACACAAACACCCTTGCAATTAACCTGACAACCCCCGAGATCCGAACCTTCAAATTTAAGACAGACAGGTAAGGGCGTTGCCATCGTCACACTACCCAATTGCACACCGACAGGACAACCCGCAATAGCAAATGCCAACGATGGGAAGAATAATAAAAGCCAACCTATGCGCACACAGCCCCCAATATAAAAAAAGGCGACCGAAGCCGCCTTAGATTGAAAAGGATGTTCGCCATCCCTCGACAAAGAACAAAAACCAGAGCGTCCCGATAAGCAGGGACATGGCTTAGGCTTTGCGAATAAGGCCGATCAGGATACCGACCCCGACAACGGCAGCAACAACCAGCATCACCTTGGGAGAAGTGGCGTTAACGTCTGCCAACGCGGTATCAAGCGCAGAGCCAGCAGCGGCAGCAGAACCACCCTCAGCAGCATTGGCGACTCCCATAGCAGAGACAGAAGCCACAGCAGCGATACAACCGTTACGGAACAAGCCTGACAGTTTTTCCATTTTTATTTATCCTCTTTTTGCACCAACAATAACACGGGCAACAGCGCCCAATTTAAGACCGACAACCCAGATGGCTAATCCAAAGCCAAAGGCGGCGGTTACAGTGGATATATCAAACTGAAACCAGCTAGATATATCCGTTAACTTGTTATGCTCCTGAACAGTCAAGAGCACATATTCGCAGGAATCCCCCTCGGATAATCGAGCATATCCCTCGGAGGTAATATCTAGACAAAGCATTATCGCGCCCTCGTCGTCGCTCGCTGCGCGCTCTCGCTCCTCCTCCTCGGTGCGCGGAGGTTATACCGGCTTTTTGTTAGGCTGGAAGCCAACAACCACATTTCGGGTCGGATTCTGGGGATCGGCTTCAAGCACAAGATCAATGGCAACCAGCTTGGGGCAGTCGGCCATTTCTTTGATAGTTGCCGCATCATTACGAAGGGCCAGCTGGCGAACTTCATAACCCCATGAGTGGATATTGCACTCGGGCTTATTGACGTTATTTGCAGGAGCCAGATATTCCACTTGCGCGAAATCATAAGGGACAGGAGCGCCAGATTTACGGGACACGCCATAACCATGAGTAACACGAGTTACCAAAACACCAGTGAGCAGGGACATAATATTTACCTCGTTGAAGAACCTGATTTATAGGTCAAACTAAACAATGCTCACCCGATATAAACTCGGGCGGTAGCGGCATTCTTAACCGCACTGGAATATCATCTTCCTTAAGATGCGCTGTTAATTGGTGAACAATCGTTGCAGGGGAAAGCCCTTCAACACTTGCTAACCAATTAACAAGGCGGCCCGCCATCCGAGACATATGGAAAACAGCATTGTCCCGACTGGTCTTGAACTTATTTTTAAAGGTGGTCACACGTACCGGAACAGACTCCGATTGCTTCACTTCATCCAACCATTTAGCAAACTGGGGATACATCCCAGCAAAATAGGGATCAGGATTGATCAATACATCGAGCGGGATTATCCGGTCTTTATTGTGTAACTCGCCTTCGGCGCGTACCCAATTTGGGTTCTCTTCCGATTGCATTTGTTTGCCCTTCTCATATATACGGCCGCACTTACCGTTAATCCGGCTGCCAACATAAAAAGAACAACCCTTAGTCGGTGCCATGCCAAACCGCTTTACAATGCCCTTGGCAATCTCGGATATGACGAACTCACCGGATTCGATTTTCATCCACGCCGGAGCACGGCCCCGCTCGGGATGAAACTCACCCGCCTGAGCACCATCAATAGCACCCTGATAACTGATCACTTCGCCTGTGTAGTCATCGAGCGCCAAATCCACCCGAGTAATACGGACAGAGGGCATGTTAGAGATAACAGAGTGAAGCGCCTGCATATCGAGGGCGGCACAGCCCACACCGGAAAAACTCACCATGCAACCGTGGTTGGCAGCACCCCAACCAATCAGGCCACAGGGGAGGCCATCACACAGCAGGTCGGCAGAGTTGGCGTAACCATGCAGACCGGAGCGGCGAGGGCGCATAGTGAAACGAGGCTCAGGGATAGGCACCCCGATCTTGGTGTTCAGCTCTTCAAGCCACAGCTCAAGCTCAGAGCAGCACAGGGCATCGAGAAATTGCACCCCGTAGCAGTCAATCAAATCGTTGTAGGCTTCCCAATACTTGGCACCCTCGACCACCTCGAACTGGGAGAACTTGAGCAGGGATGCGCAGACAGCTTTAAGCTCTTTGCGCATGTCGGCCCGAGAACGGTAGTTAGAGTGCAAGGCCCGCTCCATCATTTCGGTCATGGAAGGGGTAAAGACGGGGGCAGGGGACTTGACCACACCCTTGAGGCTCAACCGCTCGGTGGCCTTGTCGTAGACACGCGCCGCAGTAGGGGCAGGGGTTGCATCCAAACGCTGCGCCTTATCACAGAGCCGCTCTGACACCTTGTCGAAGTGGGTGAGGGGAGCGAAACCGACCGGACGCTTCCACAGGTAACGCAGACCCTCGACAGCAGGCTCAGAGAACGCCGCTTGCAGGGCTTTTACCTTGGTGTCAAAGCGCGGGATAGCCTTCAAGAGCGCACCTTGTTTGGCAAGCTCGGTCATCTGGCGCAACTCGGTCGGCGCCCAGGTGAAGGACAGATAATCGATCAGGGTTTTGGTGCCGATAACGCTATTTATCGGCATCACGGAATTATGACCAGTCATCGAAAAAGACTCCCTGATCATAGAAACCCTGCCAAGTGTCCTCGGTCACTTCGACCAGCTCGAACACGGTATCGGGGTACGTCATCGACAGATAGACCCGCAGCTCATGCAGATCACGGAACATCTCGACCTGACCAGCCACACAAGCGGAATAATCGCCGGTTGGCTCTGCCTGCCAATAGACCTTGCGCTCTATGAGAGCAGGCGAATCAAGGTTTTGTTGGCTAAAGTAGGTCATGAGTTAATCACTTGGCTTAGTAGACAAGTGCATTTGATCAATTCGCCAAGCAAATTACAACGGGCCTTTTTAGGGCCAAAATGGTTATGATACGGCCATTGATAAACTGAGGAGTTAAGAAAGATGGACTCAAAAACCTTGATTGAAGCCTACATGAGAGCCAAAAAATACACCCAGTTTCAGGAAGTCGCCGCTGACTTGGGTTTCACGCAATCTCACATCTCAAGATTAACCAAAGGCAAAGCGCAACTCACTGATGCGACTGCAAAAAAGATTGCCGAAGAAATCGGTCTAGACCCTAAAGAAATCATGATAAGCCTTGCCGCCGTCAGAGAGGAAAATCCAGAGCTAAAACAGGCTTGGTATGAAATCTTAGCGAGGTACTCAAAAAGCACAGGCACGGCTGTAGCCCTTGCGGTTGCTATGTTCCTGACCCCCAGCCACGGGCCTGACAACACTGCGCATAATGTATATTATGTTAAATCAAGTATCTTGTTTCCTGTCACCACTTATTGA